TTCACTATTTGAAAAGTGTCTAGACCTTCTTGGTCTATTATTTGTTGAATATCTTTTGAGCTTGTTTTGTAACCATCTTCAGTCATAAATGTGTTTGGATTTGAATCTTCTGCAAATTTGCACCCAGCATAAAGCATACCATTTCGTCTATCACGAATGACATAGAAGAATTTGCTAGTATAAATAGTTTGAGGCATTGCTGTAACTCCTTATCAGTTATAGAATAGGTGGGACTGCCATCCGTGACCTATAACTTATTTATAAAGAAAGTAACTTATGACTTGGCATGATCATTACATTGCAGGACTAAAACTTGGATTCACAGAAGAAATGGCATGTCGTTATGCTGATTTCAAGATGAATAGAAAGTAAATTATGAGCAATGATCCAATTGCAGACAAGTTAGGTTTATCTCCATTAGTATATTCTCCAGTAATAGAACACGAACCTCTAGTGATAGATAATAGTGCTGATGTAGAAAAAAGATTAGAAGTTGATACTGCTTATGCTAGAACAAATTTCTATCAAACTATAGAAACAGGAAATAGAGCATTAGAACTTATTGTGGATTTAGCCAATCAGTCACAATCTCCTAGAGCATTTGAAGTATTAGCTACTCTTATGAAAACTATAACTGATGCTAATAAAGAATTGGTTGATCTATCCAGAAAAGCAGTAGAAATAAATAAACCAGAACAGAAAGTTCAACATACAACTAACCAGATGATCTTTAATGGATCAACTAAAGATTTGTTAGAGTTCATCAAGAAAAATAAGGAATAATAATGTTTGAAATGTTACTTTACATTGCTATCGGTATCTTTATCGGTTGGAATATTCCAGCACCTTCATGGTCAACTACAGTATTCAATTGGATTGGTAGCAAGATCAAAGGTCTTTGGGACAAGTTTAATGATAAGCATTTGAAGATTTAGTTCAAATACTCTATAGACTCCTTACCTACGGTAAGACCTACGGTCAGACTAGTTGTTTAGATATTAAATAGATTAGATAAACTTTAAACAGAATTAAAGATACTATTATTTTGTTTTGATAATTAATTATATCAAACATATGGATGTATGTCAACCCCTAAAATGAAGTTATTAACAACAAAATGCAGGAATCTCGTGGCTATTTAGGTAATGTAAACTTAAAGAAAAAAGGTACTACGATAGATTGGACTCCTGAGATGATACAGGAGTTCATTAAATGTTCGGAAGATCCTATTTACTTTGCTGAGAAATACATACAGATAGTCCATGTCGATCATGGTTTGATTCCTATAGAACTTTATGATTATCAAAAAGAGATCATAGAAAAAACTACAAACAATAGGCGTGTTGCTGTTGTTACCAGTAGACAGGCAGGAAAAACAACTACAGCTGTTGTTATTATTCTACACTTTGCATTGTTCAATGATCATAAGACTGTTGCTCTTCTTGCTAATAAAGGAGATGCAGCAAGAGAAATACTTGATAGAGTTCAAATAGCTTATCAAGCATTGCCAAAGTGGTTACAGCAAGGTGTTGTTGAATGGAATAAAGGTTCTGTATCTTTTGAAAACGGTTGTAAGATACTAGCAGGTTCTACAAGTTCTTCTGCAATTCGTGGTAAATCTATTTCATTCCTATATATAGATGAGACTGCATTCGTTGAAAACTGGGATAAGTTTTTCGCATCTGTTTTTCCTACAATTTCATCTGGTAATACAACAAAAATATTATTAACTTCTACTCCTCAAGGTTTGAATCATTTCTTCAAAACGGTTGTTGGTGCAAGAGAAAAAAGAAATGGTTATGAACTGATAGAAGTTCCATGGCAACGCGTGCCTGGTCGAGATGATGCATGGAAACAAGAAACTCTTGATGCTATGGACGGTGACACTGAAAAGTTTGCACAAGAGTTTGATTGTGAGTTCCTTGGCAGTTCTGGTACTTTAATCTCAGGTGACGCTCTTAAAAGTTTAGTACACCAAACTCCTCTCCATCAAAAAAATGGCTTTAATATTTACAAGTATCCAGAACCAGGCAAACCTTATGCATGTGTTGTGGATGTCAGTAGAGGAAAAGGATTAGATTATTCTGCATATCACATTATTGATGTGAGCAAAATGCCTTATGAACAAGTTGCCACATTTAGAGATAATCTAACACCGCCAGTAGACTTTGTTCAACTTCTTTACTCTACATTAAGAACTTACAATGATGCTAGTGTGTTGATAGAAGTAAATGATATTGGCGGACAAGTTGCAGATTTATTACATTATGACTATGAATATGAAAATATACTAAAAACAGATACTGGTGGTTCTACTGGCAAAAAGATCTCTACAACTGGTAAAGGTGATCGTGGTGTTAGAACTACAAAGACAGTGAAAAATGTTGGTTGTTCTATCTTGAAGTTATTGATAGAACAAAAACAACTCATAATAAATGATTTTGAAACTATTAAAGAATTATCAACATTTTCGAGGAAACGAAATTCATACCAAGCTGAAGATGGTTGCCACGATGATTTGGCAATGTGTTTAGTTCTATTTGCTTGGTTATCAAATCAGAAATACTTTAAAGAAATGACTGACATAAATACTTTAATCAAGTTAAGAGAAAAAACAGAACTTGAAATAGAACAAACTATTCTACCTTTCGGTCTAAAGTATGATGCAAGTGATGAAATAAATAACACTGACGACGAATTCCGATATTCAGATTTCAATGCTTGGTAACTCTGAGTTTTTCTAATTTATAAATAAAATGAGATGAGTTTATCGTCCAATAATAAACTGAAAAAGGAGTGCACATAATGGCAGTCGGTTTAATGTCTCCAGGCATTGAAGTTCGTGAGATTGATCTCACTACAATTATTCCTTCAGTAGCTACAACAGAAGGTGCCATTGCTGGTACTTTTAAGTGGGGTCCTGTAGGAGAACCTATTCTAGTAACATCTGAAGTTGATTTAGTCAAAAGATTTGGCAAACCAAAGTTAAATTGGAATACAGAAACATTCTTTGTTGCTGCTGACTTTTTAGCTTATTCAGATGCTCTTTACGTTTCGCGTGCAAATGACGGTGCAATTGCATTCGGTGAAGTTCTAGATGCAGTAACAAATACTGATATTAAGGTATTTGAAGCTATTTACCCAGGTGATATGGGTAACTCTATTGAAGTTCATCTGTTTGATAATGCTGGTTATTACACAAAGAACAAAAACTTTACAATGGAACTAGCAACAGTTGTTGGATTTAATGTCGGCGACGAGCTTACACAACCATCAACAGGTGGTGCATTAGCACGTGGTGCCATTGAATCAATTGATATTAAGAATAAGATTATTGAAGTCAGACCTTTGAATAATTTGGCTTTCATTAAGGATAATCTTATTACTCACGTACCTTCAGCATCTACATTCACACCATTTGCTATTGGTACTTTTGACTATACTGCATTTGTTGATACTGCTCCAGTTCTTGGCGACTATCACGTAGTTGTAGTTGATCGTATGGGTGTATTTACAGGAACTCCCGGTGGTATTCTTGAAGTATTCGAGAATCTTTCTATTGTTCCAGATGCAAAAACTGATGATGGCACAAGTCTTTACTTTATAACTGCCATTAATCGTCGTTCATCTTACATTAGAGTACCAGAAACACTTGATAATCTTAGCGGTTGGCCAACATTCTTTAGTGGTTATCAATCAATTAACTTATCAGATGGTACAGATGGTAATGGCGAAGACTCAATTTCTATGAGTGCTCTTCAAGATGCTTGGTATCTGTTTGAGTCTGCAGAAGACATTGACATTTCAATTATTCTTGCAGGTAAAGCAAGACCAGCTATTCAGACTCCTGGTTCAAACCAAACATATATGGCTAACTGGCTCATCGACAACATTGCACATAAGCGCAAAGATGTAGTTGTTTGTGTTTCACCAAATAAAGAAGCTGTAGTTGATAATAAGGGAAGTGAACTTCAAGACATCACAATCTTCAAGACTGGAATGTATCCTGGTTCTGGTGTTGGTGTTCAAGTTGGTATCACATCTTCATCTTATGCTATTGTAGATACAGGTTACAAATATCGCTATGATCGTTACAATGATACTTATGTTTGGGTTCCATTGAACGGTGATATTGGTGGTCTATTAGCACGAACTGATGATCTTACTGATCCATGGTGGTCTCCTGCTGGTTACAATCGTGGTATTCTTAAGAATGTTGTCAAGTTAGCTTACAATCCAGTTAGAACTTCAGAAAGAGATCAACTTTACAAGATGGGTGTAAACCCTGTCTTTATTCAGGTTGGTATTGGCCCGATGTTGTTTGGTGATAAAACTGCACTAATGAAACCTTCTGCTTTTGATAGAATCAATGTCCGCAGATTGTTTATTGTTCTTGAAAAGGCTATTGCAAAAGCATCACGTTACTTCCTCTTTGAGTTCAATGATGCATTTACAAGAGCACAGTTTATCAATTCCGTTGAGCCTTATTTGAGAGATATTCAAGGTAGACGTGGCATTTATGATTTCCACGTTGTGTGCGATGAAACAAATAACACAGCTGAAATCATTGATCGTAATGAGTTCATCGGCGATATTTACATTAAACCTGCAAGATCAATTAACTTCATTCAACTTAACTTCATTGCTGTTCGTACTGGTGTTGAGTTTAGTGAAATTGTCGGCAGAACTGGTTAAAGAAAGGCTGAATACAAATGAGTTTTAATGTTAACACATTTAGATCACAACTTGAATTTGGTGGTGCAAAACCATCCTTATTCGATGTGACAATCTTAAATCCAGTAGCAGGCATCAATGATCAAAAGACAACATTTATGATCAAAGCTGCTTCTCTTCCGTCATCCACTCTCGGTGAGATTCCAGTTGCTTACTTTGGTAGAACTATCAAGTTGGCAGGTGATAGAACATTCGAGCCGTGGGGTGTAACTGTTATCAATGATGAAGATTTTGCTGTAAGGAATGCCATGGAAACATGGTCCTCATGGATGAATAGTCATGAAGGTAACATTCAGTTATTTGGCACTTCTTCTCCTGCTGCTTATAAAGCACAAGCTATTATTAATCAGTACGGAAAGAATGGTAACGTCATCAGAACTTACAAGTTCCACGGATTGTTCCCCACTAATATTGAAGCCATTAATATGGCATGGGATTTGACTGATCAGATTGAAGAATTTGGCGTCACTTTCTCTTATGATTGGTGGACAGTTGAAGGTTCAACAGGTACTGCTGCAACAGGCTTAGGTATTTAAGAATAAATAAGAAGAGAGGAGTAATATCCTCTCTTTATTAATGGAGTCAAATGAGTGCGCATCTTTGGTCTGCAAATAACAAAAGCTGAAAATGAAAAAGAAGAAATCCGTTCATTTGCTCCTCCTCCAAATGAAGATGGTGCAATAGAAATAGCACCTATTGGTGGTGTTTACGGAACTTACTTAGATTTAAGTGGACAAGCAAAAGACGAAGCTGAAATAGTCACACGTTATCGTTCTATGGAGCGAGATGCCACAGTTCGTCGAGCAATTGAAGACATAGTAAATGAAGCTATTGTTGTCAGTGAAACCGAAAAACCAGTTAAGATAGATGTATCTTCTACTCAATTGTCTGTTTCTTTAAGAAAAAGAATAGAAGATGAGTTTGATGGAATTCTAAAACTTCTTGATTTCTCCAATAAAGGTTATGATATCTTTCAACGTTGGTATGTAGACGGTCGTTTGAAGTACCATGCAATGATTGATGAAAAAAGTCCTGAAAAAGGGATTAAAGAACTACGATATATTGATCCAAGAAAGATCAGAAGAATAAGAGAAATTGTCAAGAAAAAGTTAGGTGATAATGTCGATGGGTTTGAGAAACTAATAAAGCAAGAATACTATATCTATTCAGAAAAAGGTTTTGCAAAAAATGTAAAGAATGGTCAATCTTTTGATCCAACTGATAATGACATTAAAGGAATCCGTATAGCTAAAGATTCTATCGTTGATGTAAATTCCGGTTTATATACAGAAGATAACTCACTTATTATCAGTCATTTAGACTCAGCTGTAAAGCCATTAAATCAACTTCAAATGCTAGAGAATGCATCTATCATTTATCGTTTGGCAAGAGCACCAGAACGCAGAGTCTTTTATCTAGATGTTGGTGATTTGCCAAAAGCTAAAGCTGAACAGTATGTTCATGATATGATGACTAAGCATAAAAATAAGTTAGTCTATGACTCCACAACAGGTGAAGTTAGAGATGATAGACGTTTCATGACCATGTTAGAAGACTTTTGGTTACCTAGAAGAGAAGGTGGTCGTGGTACTGAAATAACTACACTTCCTGGCGCTGCAAATTTAGGTGAAATGGACGATATTAATTATTTCAAGAATAATCTTTATGAGTCATTAAATGTTCCATCATCCAGATTATCTACTGATTCTACTTTCAGTCTCGGCAAAACAAGTGAGATAACTAGAGATGAAGTAAAATTTGCTAAGTTTATTCTAAGACTTAGAAATAGATTTGCTATGTTGTTTGATGGTATCTTAGAGAAACAACTTGTTCTTAAGAAAATCTTGACCATGGAAGAATGGTTGGAAATTAAGAATGTGATAAGGTATAACTTCATTGAAGATAACCATTATCAAGAACTGAAAAGAATAGAGATTCTAAACGGAAGATTAGAAGCTTTAAGAAATATCCAAGACTATGTTGGAATCTATTATTCCAAAGCATGGGTAAGAAAGAATGTTCTATTTCTTATGGAAGAAGAAATTGACGAGCTCGGTAAAGAAATGGAAGATGAAAAAATTACAGAACCACCGCCAGAACCGGATGGTGATGCTAATGATGATGGGTTTGCAGATAGACACGGCAAGTCTCTTCTCAATGGTGAAGAGAAAGTTTATGAAAATAAAAAGTTATAAATAAAAGAAGGATTTACACTATGGATAGATTAAAGAACATTTTAGCTTCTGCAGCTGAAGGTAAGGCAAGTGATTTTGCATCTGCTGTTCACGATGAGTTAAATGCTAGGATTATGGATAGCATTGAGAATAGAAGAATTGAGATTGCTGATTCTATCTTTGCCAAAGATGTCGAAGAGATTGATATGGGATCTGTTGACTCAGAAGTAGATGATGTCGACTCATCTAACGAGGAATAAGGAAGAAAAAATGAAGACGTTTAAATCATTCTTGTCAAGCATAAACGAATCTCCAGAAGAGCCAAGAGGCAAGGATGAGCGTCGTTTCAAGAAAATGCATATAGATGCTACAGATGTTACTGATTATCCTATATCAGGACAAGATCATGTATTCAAAGGCAGCACAAAAAAGAATCCTGGCCGTATTGGAGACATTTCTGAACCAGATACCGATCATTATGACACACAGTATGTCGATAATGGAGATGAAGGTGAGGTAAGTCGCGGTGAAGAAGAGGATGATGAAGAGGATGAAGATGAAGACGAAGAAGATGAAGAGCGAGTTGTAAAAACTAAGAAAATGCGTACCGATATGGTTGGTGAGGAGACTTTAATAGAAGCTGTTAAGCCTGGTGTAGTTGTTCTAAACGATGGTTCCAAAAGAAACATCATCGAATCAGAAGCTAAGGTACTAAACGTTTTATTTACTCAATTAAACTCGTCTAATCGTTTAAAAATGGAAGAAAGACTTACCTCTTCAAACAAAGAATTTCAAAAAGTTTTAGAGTTTGCAAAAACTTCTATTCGGTAAACTAAAAAGGAAGAGAATAAATATCTCGCTTTAAACACATTCGTCTATCTCGGTCTTTAAGGAATATAACAAATGGCTAATATAGTTTTTAGAATCTTTTCGGAAAAGTTAGGTGCTGTAACAGCATCTCAATTCGTAGGTAACTCTGGTGAGATCTTTTATGATCCCGATGCCCTATCATTAAGAATTTCAGATGGTGTTTCACCTGGCGGTAGACTATTAGTTGGTAGCGGTGCTGCTGGTACAGTAGCTACAGATATTAATGTTACACCAACTGGTGGTATCCAAAGCGCCACCGTCCAAGCTGCTCTTCAGGAATTAGATGCTGAAAAGTTATCTAAGTCTGGCGGAATTATGACCGGTGAGTTGGTATTGTCTAATACTGCTCCTGTAGATGCATATGCTGCTGTTTCTAAGGCCTTTATGGAAACATACGTTGCAAATACCATTGCTTCTGGTGGTGTTGTTGCAAATAATGTTGTGTTTAATAATGCAAATACAACACTAACATCTAACACTATTCAGGGTGCAGTTGCCGAACTTGCAACAACCAAACTTTCACTAGCTGGTGGTGCATTAACTGGTGCTGTTACAACTTCACAAACAATATTTGCTAACAACGAACTTGTAACTAAGTCATATGTCGAGAATTTAATCTCAACAGAAGATACTTACATTGATACCATTGCATTCAGTACAGCAAACGGTGCAATGACATTCGTCAATACTGATGGAACAATCATCAACGTATCATTGAACGGTCGTTATCTACCGCTATCTGGTGGAACAATGACTGGCGAGTTGATTCTATCAAATACAGCGCCAACTTCAAACAATAGTGCTGCTACAGTCAACTACGTATCTAATTATGTTAATAATGCATTTGCTAACGGTTCTGTTCAGGCAAACACTATTACATTTAATAACTCTAGCACTACTACAATTAGTTCAAACACAATTCAGGGCGCAATTGCTGAACTAGAAGCCGAAAAGGTTGGTAAGGCCGGAGATGTAATGACTGGGTTCCTAACCCTTTCAGCAGACCCAACAGCAAATCTTCATGCAACCACAAAGCAATATGTTGATAGCAAGATTGCAAATACAAATATTACTTCTAATAATATTACTTATACACCAACCGGTACACTTGCAGCTAATAACGTAACAGCAGCTCTAACAGAACTAGATGCTGAAAAGGTTGCCAAGGCTGGCGATACAATGGCTGGTTACTTAACACTTTATGCTGATCCTATTGCACCGCTTCATGCTGCAACAAAAGACTATGTTGATGATAAGGTAGCCGCTGGTGGTGGTGCTTCACTACTTGACGACCTTCTAGATGTTAATGCTACTGTACCATTAGATGGCCAGTCACTTATCTATGATGCTTCATTAACAAGATATATTCTACAGAATAGAGTTAAGAATACCGGTGATACAATGACTGGTGCTCTAACACTATCTGGTGCACCAACAGCAAACCTACATGCTGCTACTAAAGCTTATGTTGATACTGTTGCTACAACTGCTGTTGCTGCTCTTATTGACTCAGCACCTACAACTTTAGATACACTAAATGAACTTGCTGCTGCACTTGGAGATGATCCTAACTTTGCAACAACAGTAGCAACTAATATTGCCGGTAAGGTTGCTAAGGCTGGTGATACAATGACAGGGTTCTTGACCCTTTCAGCAGATCCTACAGCTAACTTACATGCTACAACTAAACAGTATGTTGATGTTAAGATTGCAAATACTACAATTACAGCAAATAACATTTCGTATACACCCACAGGTGATATCACAGCCAATAACGTTACTGCTGCTCTAACAGAACTAGACAACGAAAAGGTTGCTAAGGCTGGTGGTGTAATGACTGGTGCATTAACACTATCTGGTGCACCAACAGCAAACCTACATGCTGCTACTAAAGCTTATGTTGATACTGTTGCTACAACTGTTACTCTTGGTGGATTGACTGATGTTATTGACACTGTAAGTAATACAGCAACACAAACTGGATCTCACCTTAAATGGAATGGAACACAGTGGGCTCCTGGTTGGACTACTGTAGTTCAATCTATTGATACTGTATTTAATAATAATTTTGCTCTTCTACTAAAAAGTGCTACAGCAGCAGTTTCAGATATTTTAATTGATGGTAATGATGCTATTACATATAATCCATCAACAAAAACTCTTACTCTTGATAGTAATACTATTACTTCAGCCAAGATTCAAACTTGGGATGGAATTACAGAAAAGGTTGCTAAATCCGGCGATACAATGACTGGGTTCTTGAACCTATCTGGTGCGCCAACAGCTAACCTTCATGCAGCAACTAAACTTTATGTCGATAGCAAAACTTATGTTATTAATGATTTGACAGATGTTGATACAACTGGTCTTGCAAATGGTCAAGTTCTATCATGGAATGGTACCAACTTTATTCCATTCTCACTACCAGCTGGTACAACAGATACATATACAGCAAACTCAACTATCAATGCTAACGGTGTTGTAACATTTACAAAGAGTGATAACAGCACATATACATTAGATATTTCTACTGCTGCTGTACTTGTTGGCGGCGATACTATGACCGGCCTATTGACTCTTTCTGGTGCACCAACTGCTAACCTTCATGCAGCAACTAAGGCTTATGTTGATGCTGTCCTTCCAGATGGTGTTGCAGATGGTCAAGAACTGTATTGGGATGGTACTGAGTGGACTCCTCAACTTGCAACTGCTTTAAGTCTTCATGGTTATACTTCTGACGCATTGGCTGAAGCTGCAATGATTGCTACTGGAACACCAATGGGTGGTGGTAGAGTTTACTGGAATACTACAGATAGTAAGTTTAGACTTTATAATGGCACGGTTTGGTCAGATGTAACTTCTGCTGGTGATGTTGTTGGACCTGCTTCTGCAACTGATAATGCAATTGCTCGCTTTGATACAACAACTGGTAAGTTGATTCAGAGTTCTTTAGCTACTATTAATGACACTGGGTCACTTGTTGCAAATAGTGCTTTTCTATCTTCAAACTTGGTTGTATCTGGTGCATACAAATCAGGGTTTGCAACTTCAACTGGTGTTCTTGATTGGTCTGCAAGGTCTTACTATAAGATGACTGCATCATCAGCAATAACAGTTAGCTTTACTAATGTAGATGCTGTATCAGTCAATTCTATGACCGTTGAGATTGCTATGAGTGGTGGTTCTATTACTTGGCCTACAGCTGTTAAATGGGCTGCAGGTACTGCACCAACATTGACCAACTCTAAGACTCACCTAGTCATGTTGTCAACTTCAAATGGTGGTACAACCATTCTTGCGTCAGCCTTGACTGACTTCGTACCATAAATAAAAAAATAGGTGGGGTACATATTGCCCCACCTTTACCAGTTGGAAGAATTAATGATCGTATTTACAAAACCAGATGGCGAACTTGAGTTTCCAATTTCTTTTGATGAGTTGAGAGCAAGATTTCCACATACTTCATTTCCCCAACCATTAATGCAAAGTGCTTTACCTGCAGGATATCATTTATTTCAACATGATGATTGCCCAGTCGTAAATAATAAAAAAAGTGTTGCATTTTTTAGAATAGATGAAATGGGGTTTCCAAAAATAGGTTGGAAACTAGAAGATTATTCTCAAGAAGAGTGGGCTGAGGCTGAACATAAAGTTGAGTTGGAAATAGAACGATTAGCCAAAGAAGTTTCTTGGTGTTTTGCAGATGATGTTCCTGATAAAATAAAGAATAAATACAAAGAATATAGAAAAAAACTTTGGGATATTATCAATCAAGATGGATATCCTTTCAATGTAAAATACCCGGAGGCTTAAATGGATCCTATTAGCTTTATGCGAAATCGCGCCGTAAAATCTACACCAGCAACAACTAAGAGTTTTTATGGTCAGACGTGGGTTACAGATAACGTAAATGATAAAACTGTTTTTGCATTTATTAAAAATGAACAGTTAGCCGTTCCCCCTTACACAGCCAATAGTACAGTAAAGTATGCTGAAACTACTGGATTTTCTGATGCCGTTGATGACTGGTCAGGATTTACTCATGCATTTGCTCCAACAAATTGGGGATCTGGTAATTACCACTCTCAATCTGAATCTTGGGAAGTAAATAGAATAACATTACCAACAGTTCCAGGTGCGTTTGCAGCAAATGCGGATAGATCTATCATTGTTGCTTATGGTGGTGGAAATGTAAAACCTAAAGTTTCAACCGATTTTGGCTCAACATGGATTGATGCTAATACTACTTTACCTAATAATGATTTCCCAGGCATTTTGTTTGCAGAAGGTGCTTTCTATGTAGCATATTCAAATGGTCAAGGCGTATGGACATCAGTTGATGGTATGACTTGGACAAGTACCAGTAGCATCTTAAATTCAAACTATCTTTTAAAAGCTGGTGCTCCTGGGTATACTGTTATTGGAGACGTAATTTTTAGCGCTGGTAGAGATTATTTTTCTGCTCAAGCCAGAATTGGCGGGACAAATTATGTTTTTGCAAATTTTGATAAAGTATATGATGGAAACAGATCTTTACGGTTTGTTACAAAAACAGTAAATTATGAACAAACAAACAATGCTGTGTTAGTTATTTCTAATAAAGTATATTCTGTTACTTGGGATGGTACAGCACCTACTGCAACTGAAGTTTTTGATACAGATACGATTTCAAGAAGTTTCTTGGCTATTGCATGGGATGAAGTGAACAACAGATACATTTCAATTATGGCCGGATCAAGTTGGACAACAGGTAATGAAATCAGAACTTCATCAGACAATGGTGCAACCTGGACATTACTAAAAGCTATACCAGATGCATATTCTAATAGAAGTTTTATTGTTGTGCTTGCAAATGGCAAAATAGTTATATCCGGTAATGGTGGAAGTGATGTTATTTACTCACCAGACACAGACACATTTAATTTTGGTTCAAGATTCAAAATGACAGGTAACTTACGTTTGACAGAAACAAGATTCTTAATAAGTGCTTATAATATGGATACCAACTCATATACTACTTACGCTTCTGATTCTGCTGCCGCAACTGATACTACAAGTATTCTTTCAAAAAGAAAGTGGTTCACTCAAACTTGGGCAGGACAAGCAAATGTTATTATTACAACATCATCTGATACTCTTAGGACTTCCTCAAATACCAACGTGACATTTAGTGGCACAAAAGACTATCCTAATGATAAGGGGTTGTACCCATCTTATTTTAACGCTAATTCTGTTACACAAGGTACATACTCTTCTGGAGGTCTCAACTACGACACAACTTCATATCTGTGTATGCAAGATACTGCTCATGGAAATTATTCTCAAAATACACCACAGTATGTTGCAAATATTTGGAAGTCAACTGATAATGGTGTGACTTTTGAAAGGTCAGTTGACTATACAAATAAAGTTACATCTGTCGATACAATATCGCACCAATTAAGCAATAATCCTAATTCAAACTGGACTGAAATTACAAAGGGTTCTAGTAATAATCCGATCTTTTCATTCTCACGTATTCTTTGGAGTCCAAACGATTTTTTTAGTACTCTAGATAGAAGAATCAACTCAGTATCTCCTGCTGGGTTAAATGAGATGTTTTATCAAGACGGCGCTTATTGGGCTTACGGCCACAATGGTGTTTTGATGACTTCAACTACAGGCAACTCGGGTTGGACTAAGTTTGATAATCTCCAAAAACTTTGCTTTGGAACAAGAATTACTGCATTTGCAAAGAACGGAAATAATCTTATTGTATTTACAAACCTTTATTCAACACAATGTTTGTATTCAACAGATCTTGGTGTAACTTGGACAGATTACACTACAGCATTTAGAACAGCTTGGGGTATATCTTTCACTGGTTGGAATATTAATAAGGATTCTGTAGCTACTGCATGCATTTGGGATGGAACTCAGTGGATTGTTGCTGCGGCCGGAGCAAGTTCTGGAAGCCTTCTTGTTTCTACAAACGGTTCAACTTGGACTAAGAAAACTTCTTACCCAAGCAATTTTTCAACCATTCCTATGACAATTACAAAACACCCAACTGACTCAACAATCTTAATTGGTTGTAGGAATGCTGGAATTGTTGTTACTAATACTTCTCTTGCTACATTCACAACTCTTGGTTTTAGCAGTTATGGGTTTTCTTCAATTGTTACAAAGATTATTTGGAATGGTTCTACTTGGTTTGCGTTCTTTGAAACGGGGTCACAAGGTAGATATACTTATTCAACAGTAGCTAATCCAACCTCACTTGCAAATTGGAAAAGTCCATTAGTCCTAGCCGATTTCCCGGCCACTAGAAGATTTGGCGGCACAACATCAACACTCAATGCAACAAATGCTTATTGGGATGGTACAAACATATTAATTGTTGATTACTACAATAGAAAAGCATTCAAATCACCAAATGGTGATAACTGGACAGAAATGACTGGTTTGTATAGTAATACTCTTTGGAAGAAGTTCTCAAAACATCCATGGGCTATTGCTTCTAATGGCACTATGTATGTAGCAGTCGGTGACATGTGTGATAGTGGACACTCAACTGATGGTGGCTCAAATTGGTCAACAAATGCTGGCACAAAAATTGCTGCTGGTGTGGAAGATCCAACAGCAAGTCTCACCTTAGATACATATATTGCAAGTACGCTTACTATAACAAATGGTGGTTCTGGATACCCACCAAACGAAAGTAATCTTGCTGTAACAGTGACATTTAGTAATCCAACAGGTACTCCGGCAGTAAAACCAATTACTGGTACTATTATGACAAATAGTTCTGGTGCAATTTCACAAATTAACATTGATAACTATGGATTTGTTTCAGGTTACACAACAGCTCCTATTATTACTAGTATTACTGGAAGCACAGGAAGTGGTGCAACAGCAACTGCAACATTGTTGTACAAACTAGGCGCAACAAGAATGATCAACTTAGGTAAGGGTCTTGGTCCTACTTACAGTACATATGCCAGCTTTCCATCTACTAAACACGACCAATTTGAAATTGGTGTTGTCCCAGAATATCCAGATCCTACCGGTATACCAGGAGTATCACTAAATAGTACACCAACACGAATAAGATTTGCTTTGGGGAACAAAAGGTTTACAAATACTGGTTTTAATAGCGGTGCATCTCTTTTAAGTGGTAATGATTCGGGTTCAATGATAATTAATAGTCCTTCAGGTTCAGGTGTATTTTTTTCGGGGGTAAATTACTCAATATTAAATAGTTTTTCAAACGGACAACAAAAAACCTCATGTCCAGTATCATATAAAAGTATATATACATCAGATTGGATTTGTAAAGAATTTGCTCCAACAACAACTAAACCTCTTACTTCTTTTAATGCATCTTCTCCTTTTGTTGACAATACTGGTGCTCCATATGTCTTTTTTAATATTGAAAAAAGAGTATTTGCAAGTAATATTTCAATTTTTAGTGGTGGATTTAATTACAACACAGAGATAACTACTTTAGTTTCTGCAATTCAAGCTGAATATACTTCTTCTAATAACACGTTAAAGTTTACCCCATCACTTTATAAGTATGGTATTGAAACTTACGGATCTTTCATTAGTGAAGACAATCCAACAAGTATTATTGCTAACTTACCAGTAGACATGTCACTTAAATTAACTGGCACTGACTTGGATTCGTTTAGATCAAATAATCAAATATATATTACTACTCCGTTTGTTTTTGTTGCGTGTAACGGCGGGAACGAAAATACCCCAGGTAATACTGTTGTAATTACTATGCAAAAACCAAAAACGTATCCTATGAACGATTTTACACAGCAACAACCAAATTCAGTTAATGAGGTGTATTGGTTTAAGTCTACAAACGGCGGATCAAGTTGGACTGATATTTCTGCTCCAATAAGAGCTAAATATAATACTTTAGGTATTATATTTTCACAACAAAAATATAGTGTTGCACTTCCACTATTCATGAATTGGTCACAACATGAACAAGTGTGGTATTCAATCACACAAGATCAATATGTTATATGGTCAAGAGACTTAACAAACTGGACTGTTGCAAGAGATCCTGCAATTCAGTTCCCAGATTATCCAGATTAAAGTAAGCATTAAACTTTTCTTAATAAATAACTAAATACGATAGGGAAGATAAATGTCATTTAACAATACTACATTCCAACTGTTTTCACAACATTTAGGAAACTCAGATGTTGCCGATTTTATTGGTGAAAGAGGCGAGATTTTCTACGACCCTAATACTGGCATTTTGAAACTATCGGATGGTATTAATCCTGGTGGTATCTCTATTACATCTGGTGCTGGTGGATCATTTGATCCTTCATTGTACTATACTCGTGCAGCAGTAGATGGTAAGTTTACTCAACTTATTGGTTCTGCTGATACTCAAAGTGATACACTTGGGGAACTTCAGGTAAAGGTAGATGATAAACTTGGACTTGCTGGTGGTACACTTAGAGGTCCAGTTTATTATGCGCCACTTCCAACAGGAACAAATGAACTTACCAATAAGAACTATGTAGATCAAAAAGTATCAACAAGTATTACTACTTCACTAGCAACATTAACAACTGATTATGTTGCAGAAGGTTCACTAAATAAGTACTTCACTGATACTAGAGCAGATGCAAACTTTGCACTAAACGTTGCACAGCCATTAAAGACTCAAGGTCTTGTTCGTAAGGTAAATGGTATTGCACCTGACTCAACTGGTGGAATTTCTATCTCACTTACCACAACAGTTACTGGTGATCTTGCATCTCAGCCTGCATCAGCAGATGATGGCACACTTTATGTTATCGTTAATGATGCTGATGCAAATAATGATGGTCGCAGTTTTGTTTGGGCTAATACTTCAAGTGAATGGGTAGAACTAGCCCCATCTGATACTGCAGCTAACGACGCTCGATATATTAATGTTGCTGGTGATACAATGACCGGCAATCTAACACTAGCATCTAATCCAACCACTCCACTACATGCTGCAACCAAGCAATATGTAGATACTGCTGTAAGTGCTATTGCATTTGCTCTCGATGATCTAAGTGATGCCAATACAGCAACTGCAACTGTAGGTCAATCACTAGTTTATAATGGTACAAACTGGGTTCCAGCAACACCTGCAGCAAAACTCGGTGACCTTACAGATGTGTCTAATACAGCACCAGGCACTGGTTATATTCTTGGTTGGGATTCTGCAAATAGCGAATGGAAGCCAATTGCTTCTTCTGCATCACCAACACTTGCTTCATTGCTTGATGTTGATATTACTGGTGTAGCAAATAATAGTACCCTTCAATATAGTGCTGCAACAACTGAGTGGAAAGTTACTACACCACAACCAAAGAAAGCAACAATGTTTGCAGACCATGGTGTTGGTTGGGGTCGTTCACATGTTTATGGAAATGAAGTATTCTGTGCAGGGTTTGCTGAATCCGGTGATAGAATTCACGCATGGAATCATTCTGGTCATGTAAGAAGATCTATATCAGCACCATTTGAAGTAAGACCACCTGGTATTGCAAAACTTGTTGAAGGCATTTCATACCAACATGTACTTGGCACTGACGGTATTCTTTATTCTAGAGGTAGAGATGCCGAAGGTCAAATGGGTACAAATGCTTCGCCTGGTCGTCCAATTGATGATAGAGGTGGTATCTTCAGACAAAATCGTGACCCCAAAGTTTATGGACCTGGCATCTCTGTAATCAACGTATGGTCTCATCGTGTTCACAATTGGGACGGTGGTGACGGTGGTTCGCTTTGGGTAGAAGTGAATGATAATGGCACTAAGAAGCTTTATGCTGCTGGTTATAATGGCAATGGTGTACTTGGTGTTGGAGGTATCGCAAATGCGGGTGCACTAACAAGTTTATCTATATTGGACGGTAAGGGAATTAAGAAACTTGATTGTGTGCACACACTTATGTGCTTGATTACCAACGACGGTGAACTACATGCTGCTGGTTATAACAACAACGGTGCGCTTGCTCTTGACTTTATTGGTAATACTTCTATTGCAAGAGCAAAATATGCTGATGGAACGTTTGTAACAAATGCAATTAATGTTCAAGTTTCATGGGTCAATGGTACTGGTACACAATCATGGTTCCTAAGAGGCGATGGGACAGTTTGGGGTTCTGGTTTAAATACAGAAAGTAACCTTGGTATTGGTGTTTCAACTAACGTTACAAAGTACAATCAAGTTCTTACGGCCGCAAGTACACCAATTACTGGTGTTGTAAAGATCAGAGAAGTTGGTCGTGGTCAGTTGTTCATGCTAAAGTCTGATGGCACTGTTTGGGCTACAGGCAGAAATCATGATAGTTGCTTTGGTAACTCAGCATTTACACCAAATACAAATATTGGTAACTTTGCTAGACAGATTCAATCTGATATTCAAGATTTCTGGTCAGTTGGCGGTGCAGCACCTGGTTGGTGTACTGTATACTGGAAGAAAAATGACAAAATGTTCTTTAGTGGAACCAATGCTAACTTTACTGGTGGTTCATTTACTGAAGCGCTCGGCGGAAATTACTATAACTTCTTACAACCTATTGAAACTTTTGATGGTAAAACTGTTGTTGATGTAAAACCGTTCAATAAAATAAATGATGATCAAACTGGTAATTACCGCTCTACCATGTTCCTCACTGACGATGGTGAAATCTATGTTTCAGGCTTTAGTAATTATTGCCACGTTATAAATGATGCTGATGGTATTTACCTTAAGACTCCTTATAAATTAACAGACTATCTTGAAGGTGCAACAGAAACTGTTTATGTAAGCAAGACAGAAACAGATCTTCCAACAGGTGCATCAAATGGTCAAGTACTTACTTACAATGGTACTGAATGGATTGCAAAGACATTTGTTCCTGACACATTAACAACTGTTACTAAAGTAACTGGTCAGTGGACACTTAATCCTGGGTTGAATAATGTTTCGTTTACTGTTCCATTCAACCAAGTGGTAAATGCTTTCGTTCTTGGTAACATTCCAAATGGTATCGTGACATATGACGGTACGTTCATCGTAACTAATGGAAACGTGAATGCGGTTGGTAATCAGTATGCATGGTCTTATACTCTTGCTGGTGATGCTCATGCATTAGAACTAGTCTCTATTCCTGATCAGATTGTCGGTACAAGCGGAACGATTTTAAGAACTGCTGGGACTTTTGGTGGTGGTAGAATAGATGCTAACGTTCTTAAGTTTACCATCAATAACAAAACAGCATCACCACAGACCGTCAACTATGGTTATGTGCCATTATCATAACAATAATTCAAGAAATTCAGCAATAACAAATCTTAATAAATAAAAATAAAAAGGATAACAACTGTGAAACTTATTACAGAACTCAATGAAGATGTTGGTGTTATTGTAGAAAAGAATGAAGATGGTAAGAAGAACCTTTACATCGAAGGAATCTTCTTACAGTCTGCGATTGAAAATAAGAATGGAAGATTCTATCCAGAACTAGTAATGGACAAAGAAGTTGCCCGTTACATGAAAGAATCAGTTGAACAAAAGAGAGCACTGGGTGAACTTGGCCACCCAGAAGGACCTCAGATCAATCTAGATAGAACTTCACATCTTATTACATCTTTGAAAAAAGAAGGCACTAACTATGTCGGTAAGGCCCGTATTATGGATACACCTATGGGCAATATCGCAAAAGGACTTGTTGAGTCTGGTGTTCGTTTAGGTGTATCATCTCGTGGCATGGGAACTTTAGCAAAGAATGCTAAAGGCATCATGGAAGTACAAAGAGACTTTAGACTTGCAACTGCTGCAGATATTGTAGCAGATCCTTCTGCTCCTAATGCTTTTGTCAATGGTATTATGGAAAATGTAAGTTGGGTTTGGGATGATAAATATGGTTGGAAGGCTATGGAAGTAGCAGAAAGTATTCAACATGAAGTCAAGTCAAACTATAAAAAGATTGATGAACAAGTAATGTTACAAATGTTCAATAAGTTTATTGGAAATCTTTGAGGTAATAAATAAGACGAGTATACACAAATAAGGAGATGTTTACCATGTCAAATACACTTGAACAAATTTCGGAAGCTCCTGATACGTACGATGCTGACGGCAAATCCGATATGGATGCACAAGGCAAAGGCAGTTCAAAAGCTAATCCTACTGGAGTTAGAGCTAAGAAGCAAGGTCCTGCAGACAGAGGTGGTTCACCAGAGTCTATGAGCAGTGTTCTTTCTTCAGTTGTACCAGGTCAGTCAGGTATGAAGGAAGCAGTAGCTGAGCTTTTTGATGGACAGGATCTATCAGAAGACTTTATGTTAAAAGCAGAAACTATCTTTGAAGCTGCAATTAATCAGAAGGTTTCAAATATTCGCGAAGAACTTGAAACTGAATTTGCAGAAAGATTCGAAGAAGAATTGGAAGTTGCAGTAAATGAACTCGTTGAAAAGATTGATGAGTATCTTCAGTATGCAACATCACATTATATGCAAGAGAATGCACTAGCCATTGACAATGGTATTCATGTTCAGATGGCTGAAAGTTTCATGAACGGTCTGCATAATCTTTATGTAGAGCATAACATTTCAGTTGAAGATGAACAGATCGATCTAGTTGCTGAAATGTCACAAGAGATTGAAACTCTTGAAGCAAAGCTTAACGAAGCAGTAAATAGAGAAATTGCTCTAGCTTCTGAATTGAATGAAGCAAAGGCTGCAGATATTTTTGCTCGTGTAGCTGACGATTTAACAGTTTCGGAAACAGAAAAGTTTGCGGATCTAGTTGAAACTTTTGAAACAAATGATCTTGGTGTTTTCAAGACTAAGCTTGAGATTATCAAGGAAAGACATTTTGATTCAAAAAAGAAGGTTCTTTCGGAATCATTTGATGAAGAACCCATTGATGTAATTGAAAGGGTTGTATCCGATCCAACTATTGCTGCTATTGCTGCTGCAATTTCAAAATCCGCCAAGAAATAAATAAAAAGGTAATCTTCAAAAAAGGGAGAATAAAATGTTTTCTGAAGAACTTTCTAACAAGTGGAAGCCCATCCTAGAGCATGAAGCTCTATCACCAATTAAGGATCCACACAAGCGTGCAACTGTAGCTCAACTTCTTGAGAACACTGTTCGTGCAGTTTCAGAGTCACGTGGCGCTGATTCACACTTCCTAACAGAAACACCTACAACTTCTGTTGGTACTGGTGGTTATTCATCTTCATCTGCAGCTGCTGGTCCAGTAGCTGGTTATGATCCAGTCCTTATCTCACTAGTTCGTCGTACAATGCCTAACCTCATTGCTTATGACATTGCTGGTGTTCAGCCAATGTCTGGTCCAACAGGCATGATCTTCGCAATGCGTTCACGCTATACCAACCAGTCTGGCGCAGAAGCATTCTATGGTGAAGCTGATACAGACTTCTCTGGTTCAGGTTCATATGGTGGTGCTCCAGTACACGCTGGTGGTCTTGATGGTACTACTGCCGGTAAGACTACAGGTACAGCTGTTGCAACTGGTGTTGCTGAATCACTCGGTTCAACTGGTCCCGATTTTGCTGAAATGTCATTCTCAATCGAGAAGATTGCAGTCCAAGCAAAGTCACGTGCTCTAAAGGCTGAATACACTTCAGAACTAGCACAGGATCTCAAGGCTATTCATGGTCTTGACGCCGAAGCTGAACTAGCTAACATTCTTACTTCAGAAGTTCTAGCTGAAATCAACCGTGAAATCATCCGCACAGTTTATCTAACTGGTGTTGCTGGTTCACAGGTAAACGTTGCAGTACCTGGTCAGTTTGACCTTGACGTTGATTCAAACGGCCGTTGGTCAGTTGAAAAGTTCAAGGGTCTAATGTTCCACATCGAGCGTGAAGCTAATGAAATTGCTAAGCAGACTCGCCGTGGTAAGGGTAACATCATCCTCTGCTCATCAGATGTAGCTTCTGCTCTTCAGATGGCTGGTGTTCTAGACTATACACCTGCTCTCAATAGCAATAACCTAGCAGTTGACGACACAGGCAATACTTTTGCTGGTGTTCTCAATGGCCGTTATCGCGTTTATATTGATCCCTATTCAACTGGCAACTATATGGTTGTTGGTTATAAGGGTTCAAATGCTATGGATGCCGGCATCTTCTATTGCCCCTATGTTCCTCTTCAGATGGTTCGCGCCATCGGTGAGAGCAACTTCCAGCCAAAGATTGGGTTCAAAACTCGATATGGTCTTGTTGCCAACCCTTATGCTCAGGGTGCTACACAGGGTCTCGGTGCTCTTACAGCAAATACCAATGTGTACTATCGTCGTACACAGATCATGAACATTGCTTAATATTTGAGCAATTAATAATAAGATCTGGTTAACAGACTAGGGAGGGCTTTATGCTCTCCCTTTTTGCCATATGTATTTAGCATTACCACAGTCCCAAATTCGATCATAATTATTGTTTAACATATTATCAAATTCCGTTAATTCGGAATCAAAACTTTCCAGTAAATCTTTAAGTTTATGTTTTTGAAACTTCACTCTAGAATAAAGTTTTGCTGTACCTTTTTTCCAATAGAAATAATTACATCCTGTGTCTTCAACATACACAAAATTGCTGTAAATATAACTTTCACCTGTGCCAAATCTCAAATCTGCAAAAGTTGTAAGTATTTCTGGTTGTTTATCTTTAATGAAGTTTTTCATAAGTTTACTAACACCACCTACAACTCTTATATTACTAGGTGAAGTCATACGTATGCATTCAAATCCAGCATTAAATCTATTCTTTCCGAAAGAACTTACCATAACTAAATCATTACCGTAGAATAACCCGTAGTGATAATTAGCACCAACACCATTTGATAGATGGTGAAGATTATGAAAGTTTAATGCTTCTTTTGTATTAATAACTTTAATTATACAATTTCTGGCATAAATAGTTTGTATTGATTTATGACCGAACTTTTTCAATATCAAACTTTTGATCTTTTCAAGATTATCAGATTCAAAAACAGTAATCAGTTGATAACCTGCTTCTTTGCATTTCAACATCTTCATCCTATGATAGTTCTTATCTTTATTAGATGAGAACTCAGAATGCCAATAAAGTCCACAATACTCAATTGCTATCTTTTTGGTGTGATTTACGATATCTAATTCATAAGGTGCTATAATAGTTTTGTTACAATATTCTATTTCATGTTCAGGAAATTCAGAAATACACCATTCGCACAAATCTATTTCAGCTTTGCTCCTATAT